TGTTATTTCTCAAACAATACCCTGAAGACCCTAAAAGCTATGAACGTAAGTTCTTGTGAAAAGGGTGCATCTCTAGATGCCAATCCTGGTTTCGTGTCAACCAAGCGGACTGATAAGCTAAAGACACGGTTGATGAAGCTTTTGTCACTCACTCCTGAGAGCTGTGATGATGATGAAAGAACTCCGGAACTCGTTCCGGTTTCTGATGCTGCTGATTACGATTTGTCAAGCAGTACTCGACTCGTCAACGAAATGCTAACCTATTGTAGGAGCATTGTTCGTCTAATCAAAACCGATTTCCCCGAGGGTGTCCCTGAATCTCCTGATCCAGATTCGGACCTTTGGCCCCCGGTTGAATGGTATGACGAACGAATTGAGCCCGTAATAAAATCATTCGCCGATATTCTTTGTTGCAAGTGCATTGCAGAGCTTGCTCGTTCCGCAAAGACTCGTTCTCGGCTCCAACAAAATCTTTATGATTTAGGGAAATGGGTCTATACCGAATCTCTTCGTGAGGATCGGTCAGGCCTTTTTCCGACACGTCTTGATTTTAAACATCTGAAGTTCTTTTTGGATTCATGGTTGTATCGATGTGTTACGCGGGTTGGTCAATTTGTGGATGAACCACCTATTGAGCCCGTGAATTACACTTCACCGATTAGTGGATGGATCTTGCGCGTTTTCTTGCGTAAACTCTCTAAGCGCGACCTGTCCTTCTTTTTCTCCTTTCAAAAAGGTAGTAAGAAGTCCTGGCCGGAACCTTTTAAGTTACAAGAAATTAACGCCCTTGTCCGCCACCGTCAACTTGAATCATCAATTCCAATTTCAATTCCTCCCCATAGTCTTTCTCGACTTTCGGAGGTCTGTCACGAGATTTTCAAACCTCTGACACTGCACACCCTTCTTCCTGCCATCAATGGCCGCCTCTTCCAATCTCGGAAGGAAGGCGGAGCCATGTCTACTGTGCCTCCATTTAACCCCCCAGTTCGTATCCTGAATGACCTCCGTCTTGACCCTCATGACTTTGCTCCGATTCCCGAATATACTCCCGATGGCTCCATGAGAGACCATCTTATGGAGATTGTTCGGTCAAACCGCGAGCAGGCCGAGCTAAAACGTTGGTATTTTCAGCCTACATCCGAGGGTCCCATGCTGTCATATCTTTCTGACAACTCCGCTCCAGATCGGATCTCATTTAAGCACGTTGCCTATCGACGTTCGCTCACTAAAGAGCGGACCGACATCTTCGTAAACTCTTTTGAGTCCTCTGTTTCCCGAGCTCTTGGTCCCCGGTCCCCAATTGTCTCAATTAGGGTTGTTCCACACCTCGAACCCTTTCCCGATTTCCAGTCCGATTCTCAGCGTCTTTTGGCTTCTTTCGATGATTGGAGACACCGAATTTATCGGTACTCCCTTCGTGAAATTACCAAACAATCTGAGATTCCTCCCAAACCCCTTGATCAAACCGTCCTCAACTCCATTGTATCGGATCTTGAGCCCAAACTCCTTCGTATTGGTTCTCAAATCCCACTCCATCTCATTTATACCATTTCCTCTCGCTCTCTCCCTGAATTACTTCCATTTGCCACTGCTGATCCTTTTGGTCATCTTCGATCCCAATTGAAGATCCATTCCAAGATCAGCCATTCGCGTTGGAAGATTTTTCGTGAATCCTTTTTGAGTGATGTCATTTACAAATATTTGATTTCATCTTTAGAACGTTTCGGAGATTCCTGGAGTTTTCAGAAGTTTTCTGTTCACATAATTTCTATTTGTGAACATTTGTTTGCTTATCAGGAGGAGTCTTTTCCTAAGATCACTCCTACAGAAGCATTTTGGTATCATTTCTGGGATCTAGTTCATATGTCTACCTCTTTTCGTATGTACAAGGACCTTACTGGGCGCCGCTTCATAACAAAACCCTCTGACCGAATTCCTTTCCCACTTTGTCGCCCAATCGATCTTAGTAGGGTTGTTTCTATTGCCGAACCCGGTAAGTTTCGCATTCTAGCAATGCGTCACTCTGCCGTTTCCAATTTTCAGCAACCTTACCAAGTCAATTGTATCGATTGTTGGAAGAAGTCCGGTTATGGTACTATGACCTCTGATCAAGATTTAACCCCTCGTATTCAATCTATGTCCAATGCCTCCCGATTACTCAACAGCGAAGGTCTCTCCCGCTTTGACTTCTATGTCAGCGGTGACTATGCTGATGCTACTGATCGTTTGCAAAGACAAGCCACTCTTCAATGCCTCAAATCTACCTCATTTGCCGTTGATCCCGAAATAAATGCCCGAGTTCGGGCAATTTTTCTGGATATCAATTCAAATCCCATTCTTGTTTATAAGAGTGGACATTTTGTCTCCCAGACCACTGGTCAAAATATGGGTGATGAAATGAGCTTTGCATACCTCTGTGCCATCAATCTTACTGCATATTTTCTTGCCGTTGATTCCTGGTGCGAGTATCACTTCCAGAGTGTTTTCACTCAGTTTCCTCGTGAAACCTTCCGTGATTTTCTCTCTTCTGGTATTCCGTCTTTAGGCGACTTCATCTCCCGATCTGATTTCGATCAGTATCGGAGCTCTGTCACCGCCCACAGGCGTGAACTCCTTAAAAAGCTCTTGTATCAACGCAAATATATGTATAGGCATGTCATTGTGAATGGTG